TATAATTTACAAAATTTATAAATTAGTTAAATAGTATATGGAAAAAGAAGTAGTAGAAATAATTGTGGTGGGAGTAATGTTTGTATCGGGACTTGTATTCCTTTACAAAGTAACACAGTAAGCACATTAAAAACATAATAGAGAGAGATGAGGGGATTAGCGGATTGTTTGTGGCTTCGTACATCCGTGAAGGTTTATGTAAGACTTTTAAACAAGGAGAAAGCCACCAAGTTAAAGAGCCTTAAACACGCCCCCTCTTCCCTCTCTAGTATGTAAATGTGGTGGGTCTAACTAAGTGAACTCGCAACACTCACTAAAAGAGATAAATTGAGGGAAGTACTAGAGCGAAAGCGATTACCCCCGAGGATTCACTTAATCAGGACCATCACAACCACGAATGTTTTATGTAGGGAGGATAGTGGCGGTCAGTGAGCCGTTTTCCAGTGACCCGAAAGGGTAGGAATTAAATCCATAAAGAGTTCGATAAATAGCTACTATGTCTGTGCATAGAAGAAAGGTTAGGGCTAGGTTATCCTGCAAGTCAAACCTTGTCTATCCTCTCTACACAAAGCATTTGTGGAAGCATTATTAAGTAATAAAGAATATATGAATATATTGGGTTTAGTATTATCTTTGATTGCATTTATTTGGACAATAATAGAGGTAATTAAAGCGTGTGAAGAAGGTAGACTTAATTTAATAATCTCAACGATACTATTCTTCTCCCTAGCTATAAACATCGTTACGATAATAGGATTAAGTAGAGGATTATAAGTAATAAAGAAATGATATATATTGACATATTAAAGAAAGTACAATCAGATTTAGATAACGGAAAGTTTTACTCAATATGCTCAAACGAAACAACGTTTAAAGAATACATTATCAAAACACACACTCAAAGGAGTTAAATAGAAATTGTTATGTCAAATTGGAAAGTTCAAATAAAAGACTCAATAGCTAGGTATGGTAAAGATATTTTTATATATAGAAATATCGGAGGAAAAACAGAGATATATCATAGTGATGAAACCGTAACTATATTTGATGAGGGTTCGGCAATAGACTCAAAACCAACAATCTACTTAGATGATGATATGTTACAACAACTAGCCGATTTACTAGATAAAAATGGATTTAAACCACAGAAAGGTTTTATTGAAGGTAAACTAGAGTCCACAGAAAATCACCTAGAAGATATGAGAAGATTGGTATTTAAAAACCACACTCCACAAGGAGGTAAAGAATAGGATAAAATGAAAATAGAAAGAATATTTGCAATGATATACGTTATATTGGGATTATCGGTGTTATTTTTAATGATACCAAACGAAGGATTTGAAATTATAAATAAGATACTTGGTGGTTTACTAATATTATTAGGATTAGTTAAATTCCACTCAACATTTTACCCCTATGCCACACAATAACGAAGAGATGAGAGACTTTAAAGAAAAACTACAAGAGCACCTTGATTTACATTTCCCAAAAGATGGGTGTAAAGAACGTGGACCAGCTCTTGTATTATTCGCAGAGGCTATATATTTAGCAAATAAACAAATCTCCGACCTTAAAAAATCCATCCGTGAGGAGATAGCGGGGAAGAAAAAAGAATACAGAGATTTCCCAAACGGATATAACTCTAAAGAAGAGATTGAATTTAATGAAGCCCTAGACGAAATATTATCATTAGATAGTTTAAAATAATATGTTTGAAGAAATACAAGTAACTACAAGTATATTTAAAATAATGTTACCAGTCATTGTAGCTTTTATTTTAGGTGTTTGTATAGGATTGAGAAATTAATTTATTATCACTAAAATCATTAGAATAGTATGGAAGAAATAAAAAATACAAAAATAAAGGTTGATGACTATGGGGACATGTTCGCAAAGGTGTTAGGTATGGATTTAGTTGTCTTTCAACAGTATGGTTCATACCAAGGCGAATATCTTGTGGTTCTTAACGATAAAGGAACATATAAGTTTTATATTGGCCATTATGGTTCTTGCTCTGGTTGTGATTGGCTAGAAGCAGAACGTGATTGGGATACAAGTGAGGTTGAATATAAAGACGCCCTAGAATACTGTAACGGCATACAGTTGAAGTTTGCTATGCCAAAAACACTGTGGGAAACGTTAAACGATGAACAGAAACAATTACTCGTAGAAAAGGATTATTATTACGAAGAAGAAATGAAAGAAGAGATATTAAAAGTTGGAAAAGAACTAACTAAATAACTATGGATACACTACTAAAACATAATAATGAAGTCCAAGATAATTTAATGAAGCTCTGGGATAAGTATAAAGAAAAACTCGGCTTAGGAGAATACTCAGATGAAATTACACTTCACATCACCTCCCAAAACACCGAACTCCTAAAGAAGATAGCTAAGGGGGAGATTGAGAGGATAAATGAGTTATTAAAAATTCTGGATTGGCACGAACCTTATCGTGTTTGCCTAGAAGACCAAATAACCCACTGGCAACAAGTATTAGAAGATTTAGAGAAATAATTATGAAAGAAACAACAGCACTAAGAATATTCCAGATAGTTTACTTCACACTATTGATATGGTTCATTGTTGATTTATTTAAATAGTTTTCCCCACGAAATCCCCACATTGTAAAGAGTGGGTTTTTTGATATAATTAAAACATTAACATAACCTAATGTAAATATGGTAGAGGGACAAGAATACTTAGACTCTGAAGATGTGATAGACAATGAGTTCTATCGTGTTCATAGGTTGAAGTCTGAAGAAAAAGAGAAACTAAAAAAACAGGCAAACTGTAAGGGTTTGCAATATATGGTTAGGTGTTCTTGTGGTTGTGGTCGAATATTAGGAAGTGAGGTTAATTATAAGCGTATGGTATAATTAGATAATATGGAAAAAGAAACTATTAACGAAGAAGTAATAAAGACAGAGGAAACTAAGGCGGTTAAAAGAAAAGAGCCTAATGTTTGCTTGTCTTGTGAGGGGTAAATAATCCTATAACTATGGAAGAAAGCGAAAAAATCGTAGAAAAATCGTATACAGACCCTGTAACAGGTAAGTTTGCTAAAGGAAATCCTGGAGGTGGAAGACCACAAGGTTCTTTAGATTTTAAAACAAAGTTCTTTAAGGTTATAGACAAACTAGCCAAAGAAGAAAACCTATCATCAGAAGAAATAGAAGAGAAACTTTTACTTGTTGGATATGAGAAAGCAAAGAGTGGAGACTTTCAATTCTACAGAGATTTACACGATAGAATCTATGGTAAAGCACCACAAACAATAAACGTAGACGCTGAAATAAGAACAGATGACGGACTATCTAAAGAGGAAAAAGAATCACTTCTTAATCTATTAAAGTAAATGACAAAACAAGCTCTCGAAAGAATGGTAGAGGGAACAAAAGAAGAAAGGGTTTTCTTATCAGAAAGCTCTTTTGGTCTATTTGCTGTATATTACTTCCAACCATATTTTAAATATGCACTTGCTGATTATCACTATGATTTCTTTACCGATTGCCACGATTTAACAGATAATAAGATAAGAGAGGTTGCTTGGATAGCCTTTCGTGAATCAGGTAAGACATCAATAGCTAAACTATTCGTTATATGGCTTATTGCAACTGGAAAGCGTAGATATATAAACGTAGACTCATTTGATAAAGAAAATGCCGAAAGAATACTCTTTGATGTTGCTTTTGAAATGACAAACAATAAGAAACTCCAAGCGGATTTTGGTGTTCTATTCTCAAAAGAAAGAAGTATCAACGATATTAAACAAAACCGAATCAATAACTTCGTCTGTCAGAATGGTGTTCGTGTTGAAGCTCACTCTACGCAGGAATCTGTCCGAGGTAGACTTCACTTAAACCAAAGACCAGACTGCTTAATCCTTGACGATATAGAAACAAACAAAACAAAAGATTCTAAAGCCTATACAAAACAGGTTGCAGACCACATATCTGAAGCAATGGCTGGTATGTCGCCAGATGGTTTTATGCTTTATCTCGGAAACTACATAACTGAATATGGAAATATAAACTTCCTATTTGAAAGAGCTAAACAAGATACTGGAATTAGAGTAAGGAATATCCCAGTGATACTAGATAACGGAAGACCAGCTTGGGAATCTAAATATGCTTTAACCGATGAAGAAGCAAAGGAAACAGGTAAGGTTTCAATCGAAGATAAGCGAAGACAGCTTGGCTCTCTTGTATTCTCCTATGAGATGATGAACAAACCCATTGATGAAATGCTTGCAGAGTTTAAGAAAGAATATGCTCAATTTGAAGTAGAAGATACTGTTTCACAACTTGATACCAACTGCTTTATCACAATCGATTCTGCAGTATCTGAAAAGGAAAGTGCTGACTATACAGGTGTTTCAATCAACCGAGTTTCAATGCACAATAAATGGTATTTAAAAACATACAGACTAAAAATAAATACAAAGGATTTAATCGACCACCTATTTTACTTAAAGAAAACATATAATCCAATGTTTATAGGGCTTGAAAAGACTACGTTTACAATGGCAATCCAACCATTCCTAGATGAAGAAATGAGAAAAAGAAACATATTCTTTGCAATAACACCACTTGACCATAAATCAACCAACAAAGAAACAAGAATAAGAGGACTTATTCCTAGATGGGAAAGCAAATCAATATTCTTAGTCGGAGATAACTTTGAACTCTTAGAAGAAATGAGAACATTCCCAAATGGGCAACACGACGACGTTCTAGATAGTCTTTCTTATCAGTTATCACACGCAAAAGCACCATTTAGAAAAATATATCCAATGATGAGTAAAGACGAAGACCAAAACCCAGCAATCTAATATGTTATAATAAACAATATATGCCAACTACTAAAAAGAAAACAGTTAAAAAAGCTCCAAAGATAGCAGAAAAGAAATATAAATTAACAATAATAATGAACGAAAGAGAGTTTATTGTTGATACTGATGATGTCGGAGAGTCTTTGCAATCGTTTCAACTAGAGCCAATTAAAACAAGAGTAGTTTTCAAAGTTGAATCAGAGGGAAAAACTTGTACAAGAATTGTAAATGCTTTTGAGGCTAAAAGAATATTTAAGAACAAGATAATTCAAGGGGTGTTTATACGAAGACTAATTTTAAAATAATATGGAGGAAAATAATGTATTTGATTATATACTAACGGAAGAAAATCGCTTTGGCACAGACAGAGTTCCTTTAACTGGCTCTAAGGACTGGAACATGAAGGAGCACATAGAAAGGTGTACAAATGTCGCCAATGGTTGGTTTCATTCTGGTAAAAACGATGGATTAAGACCTTACGATGATATTGTAACGCCTGTTATAAACGTGGCTTTTCGTTCAGAAGGCTTTGATGTTAAAGACATTGTGCCTTTTGTAAACGATGTAAACGAATCATACAAATCATTTATCGTAAAGAAACTACACCCACAATGGGCTAGAAAACACGAGCTAGATACTTTTATTGATGACGTAGTAGAAAGCTCTGTTATCTACGACCTTGTATTGGTTAAAGATATAAACGAGAAAAGACCAGAAGTTGTTGACCTTAAAACTATTGCTTTCTGCGACCAAACAGACGTAATGGCTGGACCTATTTGTATCAAACATCAATACACACCTGCTGAACTTGTATCATTTAAAGGTAAGTGGGATGACGATAAGATTGACGAAGCTATCACTATGGCTTCTGCTGAAAAATCAAACTCTATCGCTCAAGGAAGAAAGGCAAAAACACCAAGTAAATACATTGAAGTCTACGAACTAAGAGGAAACGTTCCAGAAATGTGGCTAGAAGAAGGGGGAGAGATGTATAAATACACTCCACAAATCCACCTAGTAAGCTACTATACAAACGCAGAGGGAAATAAACAAGGAATCACGCTCTTCAAAGGAAAAGATAAACCACTATCAGAAAGCTTTAAATCTCTAAAGATTGACCGAATCAGAAGTAAAGGAAGGGCTTGCGGTAAATCAATAGTAGAAACATTGTTTGAACCTCAAGTATGGAATAACTACTCGGCAATTAAGATAAAGAAACTACTTGATTCAGCGATAACACTTTTTCAAACAGACAGCGAAGAATATAAGAATCAAAAACTAACAGAAATAAAAGACGGAACAATACTCGGACACGAATCAGGTAAACCAATAACTAAAGTAGATGGAAACCTTCAAAACCTAACCGCCTTTACAAATTACCAAA